GCTCGGGTGCCGTCGCCGGGGCGTCTGTTTCCCCCAAGGGTTCATCCGGGGCGCCGTCTATGGCCGCCGATAGAATCCGGGTGGCGAGAACCAACAGGCCATTAGAGCCGCCGAAATTCTCGGGGCATTGCTCCACATGGGTTCTAACGAGCTTGATGGCGTCGGCTTGGCTTACGCCGCCGCCTTGAAGGCCAAGGCGGATGACTTCGCGAACGTCTTGAACATGCCAAGCGCCGACCGCGAGCCGGCCCAAGACATAGGCCGGCCCCGCGTCTCGGGCCTCTTGCAGTTCGATAAGCTCACGCCAGCCGAGGCGGAAAAACCGTTCTTCCCCGGCAAAGGCGAGCGTGATGGACCCGTTTCTGCTCATGGTACGGGCACCCAAATATCAGAGACCTGCCCGTCGCTTTGGGCATTGAAGGAAAGCGTCACGCGCCCGCCTTGCTCGGCGCCAAAGGTGAGATTGTCGACCACAAAGTCGCCCTCGAATTCCTTTGTGCCGGTCGAGAATTCGATTTCGACCCGCATGGGAACCGAGGCGGTCGACATCGCCGCCGCGTTCCAGTTCGGCACGCTTTCGGCCGCCGCCACGCCATCGCCGGAAACGGTGATGGAAAGGTTTTGAACGTCTCGGGCAATCCAGCTTGGCGCGTCCGGGTCGTCGCAATCGGGAATATCCACCTCTTGCAGGTTCTTGGAGATCGCAAGGCCCTTGGTGGTGAGGCCGCATGGCGCGATGTAGCTAACGGTCCCGCTGGTATCCTTGATGTTCGCGGTTACGCCCGTGGTTTGCGGGGCGGCGCCGGCCGAGGTGTCGACGCCGACGAGAACGAACGTGTTAGCCGGGGTGCCCACACTGGTAATTGCGTGAACGCCGTTGGCGTTCGTCATGCCGGTTCCGGTGGCGCCCTCGATGGTGACGCTATCGCCATCGTGGAATTTGGCGATATCGGCCGAGGCGACGGTGACGACCGCCGGGTTGGCATTCGACAGTGACGTGACGGTGACCGCAACGTCGGGATATTCCCCCAACATGATGCGCATCTTTCCGAATTTTGCGGTTGTTGGTTGGGCCATGACGTTTCCCTTTCCTTGGTCAGGCTCGGCGCTCAATGAAGGCTTCAAACTGCAAAATCCCGTGGCTCGTGATGCCATCGGGATCGCGTTGCGTTTGCGTTTGGCGGTGCTGCAAATAGACGAGGGCGTTTTGGGTGAGCGTCACGGACTCGTTGTTGTGAAGGCATGCGCGAATGGCATCGTTGATGCGCTTGGCCTCGGGGTATCCGACTTCCCGCGACCACGTGTTGATTTGGACGGCGAGGTCTTGGCCGGTGATGCATTCGGCGTCGTCTTCAAGCGCCGAGGTCGGGCCGTAAGTGATGTAAGGAAAGGCCGCGTTCGGGGTGACGGTATCGAACACCCGGTCGCCAACGAGGCTTGCCACGGTCGGGTCGGCCTTGAGCGCCGCGATGATCACGCCTTGCAATTCGAGGTCCGGGTCAATCGGGGGCATGGCTCACGCTTTCTTGACGGCTTTCTTCACGCCGCTGTTGACGACGGTTGCGATGATCCGGCGGATTTCCCGCCGCGATGCCCGATAGGTCGGGAAGATGTGCGGTTGTGCGGGGGCGTTGGCCGTGCCGAATTCGAGAAACCGCCAATAGAAATCGGCGACGATGGCGACCGCGTTCTTGTCTTTGGTTTGGGTGGCGATGACGTTCTTGCCGCGTTGGGTGCTTGAGACGGCCGAGAGGCGCTTGGCCTCGATGCTTTGCATGTACGCCCCGGTCTTGAACGGCGCCCGAAGTTGGATGCGCTCGGCGAGCATTTCGCCGGCATCCAGTTGCGCAACCGCCAACTGTTTGTTGATTTCCGGGTCGAGGGCATCCAAGCGGCGCTCAAGTTCCTTGCGGCCCTTAAGTTCCGCTTTCAGAAACTTCGCCATCTTTTTTCCTCGGGCTCGGGGGGGCCTTGATCGCTACCGCCGCGCCGGCTGCAATCGCCGCATCGGCCACGTGGTGCGTTACGCTTCCTTCCCATCCGGCCACATATTTGGTCGTGACGTTCGGGTGAGGCTTGAAGCGAAAATCTTGATTGAAACGAACCCAAGCCATGGGTGACTCCTTTTCAGCCGGTGGCGACTCCAGCCTCGCTAAGAAGCTCGATAAGTTGCCGTGAGGTGTCTTGATGGACTTCGCGAATGTTGTAGGCATCGCCCCGCCGCAAATCGCGCATTTGCCAATTGGGGCCGATGCCGAGCGTTTGCGGGTTCGACCGAACCTGTATCAACACGGTCGAATGGCTTTGCAGCCGGCCGGCCATGACGTTCTCGCCAACCCGCAAGCGGATGAATTTGGCGCGTGTCTGGAATTGCTCTTGGAACGGCCCGGAAACTTGATTTCCATAGCCATCGTCAACGGTTTCCCGTTTGTCGAAAGCCACGGATTCGATTAGCTCGGCCGGTTCGAATTTCTTGGGCATGGCGTACCCCGAAACGCAAAAACCCCCGGCGCGGGGGGCGTCGGGGGTCTATGGGATTTTGGCAGATGACAACATTACATGAGGCTAGAACAAACTACCCCAAATCATGCGCACGGGCTAGCAAGGAAAGATTAATCCTTAAGATATCGGTCGCCGTGTCGCGATCCCGGCGGGCCTGATAAAGGTCGCGAACGTGATGGCCTTCACCGCAAACCCGGATGAGCAATTCAAACGCATGTTGCCCGACGAGTTGCCGGATGCGCTTGAGTTCTCGGGCGGCATCTTCCCGGTTCGTGCCAGGTGCACGCCTTCCATTGTCCACGCGCTCGATAAGGCGCCCGGTGCGCTGCAAGCTGGCGTAGCGTTCCCATTGGTCGCGGAAACGCATGGCGGCCGAGACTTGGGCGGCATCGAGAACGCCATGGGCGGCGAGCGTAACGATTGAGCTTTCGCGGATAGCCACCACCTCGGCGGTCGGCCGGGTTGCCCTTTCCTCTTGCTTGCGTGGGGCGGTTTGGCTCATGCGCGCGGCACCCATACGCCTTGCAGCAAATCACGGAACCAATGCGGCACGGTATCGAGCGATATGGCGGTGATGCTGCCACGGTTTTCATAAAGCGCGCTCGTCATCCGCAAGATTGCCGCCTGAAATTCCGGGGGCATGAGGTCGGGGTCGTCATAGCCAACCGTCAAGAGGACATTGGCATCGGCCGGAAATGGCGTTCCGTCGATATGCACAAGCCAAATCGGCGATATGCGAGTGTCGCCATTCTCGATTTCGTATTGGTCCGAAACATCAACGCCGCCCGACGTGACAACGAACCCCGAGACCGGGCGGTATGGCACCGGGTATGCACTCTTGGCGCTCACCCCGGTTGCCACCGGTTGCCACGGCAAATCGCCGCCTTGGATAATCCACCCGCTTTCGTTCTGGCAAAACGAGATGGCCCAATTCAGATGCGCCGTTATCAACATGTCATCATCTGAAAAGGTGATGTTCATCTGTTGCTTTGCGAGCGGTAGCAATTCGGTTGCGAGAGTCATTTATGCACCTATCGCGTCAATCGTGGTCGGGATTTCAATTTCAATCCAAACGCCGTTCCGCATGGCGTAGGTCTTGCCGTCGTTGGCCGGAAGCGGAAGGCCGGGTCCGGGTGGCCCTTGGATGCCTTGAATACCTTGCGGCCCTTGCGAGCCCGTGGCACCCGTCGCGCCCGTGTCACCTTTCGGCCCTTGCGAGCCCGTGGCACCCGTCGCGCCTGTATCGCCCTTGACGCCTTGCGGGCCGGGATCGCCTTGCGGGCCTTCCGGGCCGGCGGGACCCGGCGGGCCTTCAAGGCTGTTGCCGGTCGAGGTCCATGCCGTTCCGTTCCACGTGTAAATTTGGCCCGTGTCGCCGTCCAAATAGCTATCGCCGATTTCGTTCCCCGGCGCCGTGGGTGCGCCGGTTCCCGTCGTCATCGAGACGCCATCAAGGCCGGGTGAGCCCGTGGCGCCGGTCGCACCGGTTGGCCCTTGCGGCCCCTCGGGACCGGCGGGGCCTTGGGCACCATCCGCGCCGTCTATCCCATCGGCGCCGGCTGGACCTTGCGGGCCTTCCGGGCCGGCGGGGCCGGTTGCACCCGTGGCCCCGGCGGGTCCTGTTGCGCCGGCTGGACCTTGCGGGCCTTGAGGACCGGGCGGGCCGGGTGTTCCGTCGCCGGAACCGCCACCGCCACCACCACCGCCGGCCGTTGGCACCGGCACCCATTCGCCATTGAGCCGGCAATATGCGACGTCATCGCGCGGGGCATCGGTCAAGACGAGTTCGCCGCCGAGGTAAAGCGCCGGGTCCTCGCCATCAATGAACGTGAGGTCTTCCGAACCCGAAAGATGGCCGGGGCCATCCCATAGCGCGACCTGATTTTCTTTGCCGCGCCCCGTAACCGCTCGATTGTCAAACCGCGCGTGTTCGTTCATTCACCCCGTTCCTCAAGAAAAGCACGGAAGGCCGGCCGCGCATCAATTCGCACGGCGCGCCCGTCATCGGTGCCAAGCACAAGGTCCATGCCCTCGAAACGGCCCGAGACGATGCCGGCGCCGGGTGCCCCCTGCAAGCCACGGTCGCCGGGGCGCCCTTTGCCGCCGGCCCGAGCGGCGAGCATCCAGCCATCACCGGGAAGCGGCCCCGGCTCGTCGCAACGGGCAATCCAAAGCGAGCCATCGGCCGCCACCGCATCGCCCTTGAGATAGGTCGAGTCCGGTTCGTATTTGCCTTGCGGGTTGATGCCGGCGCCATCGGCGCCACGCGCGGCGAGCAAGGCCCAATCGGCGCCCTCGGCCGGTTCGGTCGCGGTATCCTTGAGCGCCTGCCACGTTTGGCCGGCGTGGGAAATGATCGCGTGGCGGTAGCTGATGACGTCGGGTGACCACGTCTTTACCGTCGTCATCTCGCCGGGTTCACCCTTGGGGCCTTCCTTGCCCTCGGGGCCGCGTGGCCCCGGTTCCCCCCTCAAGCCACGCGGTCCCTCGTCGCCGGGGAGTCCTCGCTCGCCCGGTTCGCCCC